GATGGCGATGAGTAGAGAGTGCACGCAGTGTGGGCTGCCGACCGCCCCCGGCCGTCGCGTCTGTAAGGACTGTTCGCTCGAGGACCGCCACGGCGTTCCCTCGGATCACTTCGGCACCGACGACGGCGTCCACTGCTGGGTCCAAGATCTCGACGAGACCTGGCACGCCTCGATGCACTTCGAAGGAAGCGAGCACGTCAGCGCTTGTGGCGAGATCCTCGAGACGCCGGTGGCGGATGTCCGGGAGGACCCGCGCCGACTCGCCGAGGCCCACACCTGCGAGGACTGCGTGGCCTATCTCGAGGCCGACGCCGACACCGAAGACGACGCGACCGTCCCCGACGGCGGGGACTTCGCGACGGCCAGTGAGTTGCGAGCCGACGGCGGCCGCGATCCCGACGACCTCGTCGTGCTCGTGTGTGAGCCCTGCGACTACCAGACGGTCGTCGCCCGCGGCGCGATCGCGATCACGAGCTGTCCCGACTGTCAGAGCGACCTCGAGATCGACCACGACCACGTCGCCCACAAGTGCCCGGCGGCGGCCGACGTCAACCACGTCACGGTCGAGGACGGCGGGCGCTGCCCGTTCTGTCAGACGGTCCAGCAGCGGGCCGTCGCCGACGGCGGGACATCCTTGAGCGATAGTGAACACGGTTCTGAGATGAACGCCTATCGGAATGGCTACCACGATGCAACAGAAGAATACGACGAACTTCTGTTAGAGGTTGCGAACAGGCTTGATCGGGTGGCTACAGACTTACAGAACGGAGACGTAGAACCAGCAGGTTACGAACTGCGAAATACGGCACAGTTCATAGAGCGTTCGGTAGACACGGATAACAAACGCGACGGGGGTGAGATGTGATGCCCCACTGCGCCGACTGCAACAGTTGGCTCTCGGACCGCTACGTCAGGAAGCAGAACGCCCATCACAACGACGACGGCGACGTGATCTGTGCCGTCTGTGCCGGCGTCTACAACGATGATGACGACGACCGGCCGGTCGCCAAGCCCGACGGCGGGATTCGAGCCGATACAACGACTCTCGATCACGGCGAGATCAAGCGCCGGATTGCCGAGAAGATTGGATCCGACCCGTCGCGTTACGCCGCCGAGATCGGAACGGAACGCCACAAGACCCTGTTGGACGATGAAGTGACTCTTATCTGCAAAGAACTCGGGATCGGCTTCCTCGCTGACGAGTCAAAGCAGGAGCGGAAGGACGCTATCATGCTGAAACTCGGTCGCGACCACCGGACAGGAGCCGGGATGTTCGATTCGTCGGATCTGGCCGCAATCCTGCGGNCGCTATCATGCTGAAACTCGGTCGCGACCACCGGACAGGAGCCGGGATGTTCGATTCGTCGGATCTGGCCGCAATCCTGCGGGAACTTGAGGGAGGCTGTGGAGGAAGTACCGACCGCGCGACAGTCGACCCGCGGGCGGTCGGCCTGCTCGTGCTCGCGATCGGCCTTGCCCTGGTCGGGTTGGCCGGCATGGGGGTGGTGCTATGAGCGTTACGCGGTCGCCCAGCTACACCGAGATCAGCGTGTCGAACCACGCTTACGAGCGTTGGTCTGAACGGTCCGATCGACCGAAACTGAACCCGCGGGCTGCGTGGCTTGAGGCCGTCCCGGTCGAGTACCCCAGCATGAGCCCGCCGGCGAAGCACGCCCGCTACCACCGGGCAACGGAGCTTGTGTTACTCGCCGCTGCCGACGGCACGCTGACGACCTGTATCCCGCTGTGGCAGCGCTCGCAAGACGAACAGCAGTACATCCGATCCCAGATCAACCAATGAGCCGGAGTAAAACACCACCAACCGACGATAGCGACCCGTGGGAAGAACTCGCCGAACACGAAGACACGCTCGAGATGCTGATCGAGGAGGATGTCCCGATGGCGCAGGACGCCGAGGTCCTCCTCGAGGAGCTCGAAGAGAGGGGATACCGATGAAAGCTATAGCCCGTCGTAGTTTATCGATCGAGGAGCGAGCTTTGGACCTCGGGATCGTCGAGGACGTCGGCCAGTTCGAGGACCTTCTGGGCCTTCTCCGGCGGGAGGTCAGCGAGCGATTCGGCCTCTCGGTCGTCAGCCTCGTCGAGTTCGGCGGCAGCCTGCGGGTCCATCGCCTGGCCGCACCAGACGCACAGCGGTTCGTCCCGGGGCGTTTCCCGGCCGCAACGGGTACACTCGAGGGGTGCGATCGAGTCCGGCTCGCTTTCAGAGACATCGATGTCGTGGATCTTCGCGAGCTCACGGTCGGAGTCCTCGGAGAAGACCGAGATGTAGCGGGCAGCGACCTTGCTCCCGCGGACCCAGCCGTGATGCTCCTCGATGTGAGCCTGGTTGAGGTTCCTCGAGGCGAGGAACGCGGCGGACGACTTCCGGAAGTTCGTCAGCGTGACGGGCTTGTCGACGTCGGCCCGATCGGCGGCCTCGTCGAAGACCTTCGAGACCATTCGGTCGGAGATCGGCTCGCACTTGGTGATCTTCGACCAGAGGGGTGCGTCGGGATCGTCGCGATCGGGATGGTCGTCGAGCCAGCGGTTGACGTGGGGGACCGCCGGGATCAGCATGACGGTCCGGCGGCCCTGTTTCCCCTCGACGGTGACCTGGAGGCCATGCTCGTGGTCCTGGATGTCGCCGACCTCGAGGCTCTTGAACTCGCCGCCCCGGAGGCCAGCGTCGAACTGCAGGGCGATCATAGCCGCGTCGCGTGCGTTGTAGCACTCGTCGATCATCGGGACGACGTGGTCCTCCCACTTGAGCATCTCTCGGGGATCCGGGCTCGGATCGTAGTTCCGCGAGGTCCCAGTCGGGACCCACTCGACCGAGGGCGGACACTCATCGTCGTCACCGGAGACGCGCTTCGCGAAGACGCGGATCGCGCTCCGGTAGTCCCGGTTGGTCTCCTCGTTGTCGTAGTTCCGGTTGATCCAGGCGACGATCGTCTCGGCGGCGTCACGGTCCTCGAAGGCAGCAGCGAGCGTATCGTCCTCGAGTTCCTCGGCCATGATGACGCAGTGCCGGAGAAGCTTCTCGTGGCGGAAGTCAGAGTACTCCTGAGAGAGGAGATCGAGGCGATCGCTGAACTCGATGAGGTACTCCTGATCGCGGTCACCAATGCCGTCGCCGGTCTTGGCTCGATCGCGAAGATCGTCGATTCGGTTGCGCGGTTTTCGCCGTCCCATGAACCGCTAGAAATATCAGAGAGTCATAAAACTATGGCTATGAACCTGAGGTTCCCGGCCCACCCCTGGCTTAAATCCTTAGGTTCAAAGCTTCTACCTGCGGGTATCGGTGTTTCCGATAGTTCTGAATTTACAAGCAATCCGAACCCCAGGTTCAAAGCCCATTCTCATAGCGGCGTAACCGGAGGTGTCGCGGCGTGAGTTCCGCAACCGACGGGTTCGGCCCGTTCTGCGGAACGCTGGGGTGCCGGACGGACGCCGACGTCGTCATAGATCACCCCGAACGCGGCGAGGTCTATGCCTGCGACGGCTGTGCTGAGGATTACGAGGTGGTCCGGCATGTCTGACGGGCCGGATATCCGCCCAGAGGATGCCCTCGAGGTCGCCCAGCGAGCGCTCGCGAAGGTCCAGGACCTCGAGCAGCGTGTCGCCGAACTCGAGGACGATGACGACCCCGCCGCTGATTACGACGATCGCGACGAAGCCGTGGTCGAGCATCTCGACCCCGGGGAAACGGTCCCCATCAAGCGGCTCCACAAGCTCTACCGACGCCACACCGACATTCGGGCCGATGAGACGCTGAAGAATCGCATCCGCGGGTTGGTCGCCGGACCGGACTTCAAGATCGCGCGTGCCGGTGAGATCGTCTACGATCCCGACGGAGGTGAGCAGCGGTGACCGACGACTACGCCGACGCACGTCACGCCGACGAGTCGCTCGACGAGGACGCGGCCAACGACGTCGCCTTCCGGAAGCTCATCTATGGCCTCGCCGGCGACGAGATCGACCCGACCGAGTGCGGGCCCGTCGAGGCCGCCCAGCGCGCCGTCGATCGTGTCGAGGGCCTCGAGGAAGAGAACGAGCAGCTGCGTCAGCGCGTGGTCGATCTTCGCGACCAGGTTGACAAGATGAACCAAGCCGCGGAGTTCTACCAGCCGATCGCTCGGAAGACCGCAGCGAAGCGAGACCGGCAGGCCGCGATCGTGCTCAAACACGCCGCGAACGTGACGAGCGGATCGGTTGGTCGCGAAGAATACGACGCCGGGCGCATTCAGGATGTCCTCGAGGCGAGCGACGAGAAGATCCATCGCACGGATACCTACGACGTGATGGAGAAAGCCGAGGATATCGTCGGCGACAAGAGCATCTGCCGGTTCGAGAAAGAGCCACGCTCGAGTTCGAAGAACACGCGACTGATCGTCAAGTCACCGACCGACCTCCCGGAGACGATCGCCGGCGTCCGGATCCACGAGGGGGTGTTGTCCAAGTGAACACCTGTTGCGGAGGTGTTGCGGTTCCACAACACCTCATGAGGGGGCCCCCGCCTCCAGGACCGTCCAGAGAACAAGGACGGTTGGATTGGATGAAAATCCCATGAGGTAACCCAAGAAAGCAAATGTCGATTAGTCAACGGTACGCTCGCACATCGCTCGCATCGCTCGCATCCGAAACGTTCCACACCTCTCGTTCGGTGTTGTGGAGACGCAACACCTCCGCAACACCCGGTCGATGGAGGTCGATCGCGTAATGTCCGCCGCAACAGACGCTGCAAACGCGGAACTCGTGGATTCGTTCCAGGAGTTCTTCCGCGACTACTATGACGACGAGATCCGGACGCTCGCTCAGCACTACCCGAACGAGCAACGTTCGCTCGAGGTCGACTGGGAGGACCTCTTCCGGTCCGACCCCGCCCTCGCGGACGACTACCTCACGCAGCCGGAGCAACTCCAGCGGTACGCCGAAGAAGCACTCCGGCTGTACGACCTCCCGATCGACGTCTCGCTCGGGAACGCACACGTCCGCGTCCACAACCTGAACGGGACCGACTCGTTCTACCCAGGGTGGTTCTCCCCGACCGATCGCCACGACGACACACCGTATCTCACCATCGAGGGGCAGGTCGAGAAGGCGACCGACGTCGATCCGAAGGTGGAGGAAGCCGCCTTTGAGTGCCAGCTCTGTGGCTCGATCACGCGGGTCCCGCAGTCCGGCACGGGCGATGACTTCCAGGAACCCCACGAGTGCCAGGGCTGTGAGCGGCAGGGCCCCTTCCGCGTGAACTTCGACCAGTCCGAATTCGTCGACGCCCAGCACCTCCGAGTCGCCGAGCCACCCGAAGTGGTCGCCGGCGGTGACGGGACGAAGATCGACATCGTCCTCGAGGACGATCTCTGCGACGAGGTCGAACCGGGCGATCGCGTCAACGTCACTGGCCGCCTCCGCCTTCAACAGGACGGGTCGAACAACAAGAAGAGCGCACGGTTCAAGCCCTACATCGACGGTCACCACATCGAAGTGCGTGACACCGACTTCGAGGACCTCGAGATCACCGACGAGGATAAACAACGAATCGAGGCGATCGCGAACGGCGAGTACGGCCCACTATTCGAGGTGCTCACCGACAGTATCGCGCCCGATCTCACGGGCGAGAAGTACGACCTCATCAAGGAGTGCATCTTCCTGATGCTGATCGGCGGTGCAACCGTCGAGCTCGACAACGGGCGTGAGGTCCGGGGCGTCTTCCACATGCTGCTGATCGGCGATGCCTCGACCGGCAAGTCCACGCTGCTCCGCGAGGCGAAGGCGATAGCGCCGCGGTCGGTCTTCGCGAACGGCAAGGGCGCGACCGAGGCCGGGATGACTGCCACGGCGAAGCAGGACGACTGGGCCGACGGCGAGTGGACGCTCGACGCCGGCGCGCTGGTCCAAGCCAACAACGGCCTCGCGTGCGTCGACGAGATCGACAAGGTTCGCGAAGATGTCCAGGACTCGATGCACGGCGCGATGGCCGACATGAAAGTCGACATCAACAAGGGTGGGATCAACACCACCCTCCCCGCCGAGACCTCAGTCTTCGCCGGCGGCAACCCAAAGCACGATCGCTGGGACGAGTACGTCGCCGACAACGAACAGATCGAACTGAGCGAGACGCTCCTTTCTCGATTCGCCTTGATCTGGAAGTTGCAGGACATCCCGGACGAAGAGACGGACCGAGAGAAGGCCGAACACGTCCTCGAGACCAAAGAGACGGCGAAAGCGAAACGCGCCGGCGAAGCAACCGACGTCGACGATGACGATCGCGTGATTGATCACGACCTACTCCGGAAGTACGTCGCCTACGCGCGGCAACTCCCTGACCCGCGGTTCCGCAGCGAGGAGATGCAGAACAAGCTCCGCGATGCGTACGTCCGGATGCGCGGGGTCAACGGCTACGATGAGGATGCGCCAGTCCCGATCACGCTGCGGAAACTCCAGGACATGCACCGGATCGCCGAGGCCAGCGCCCGGTCCCGACTCTCGCAGTGGATCGAAGAGGAAGACATCAAGCGTGCGAAGCGTCACGTCGGCGAGTCGCTCCAGGACTACGGGATGAACGAGGATGGCGAGTTCGATGCCGACGTCGTCGAGGCGAACTCCTCGAAGCCCCAGCGAGACCGGATCAAGAACGTCAAGGCGGTCATCCGGGAGCTCCAGGCCGGGAAGGCCGGCGGCGTCCCCTACGAAGATGTCTTCGATGAGCTCGAAGAGGTCGGGATCTCGAGGAAGAAGGCGAAACACGAGATCGAGAAGCTGAAAAAGAAAGGCGACGCCTACGAGCCGAAGACCAACAAGGAGGTGCGGGTGACGTAGATGGCCCGATCATCTACCACCCAGACGGAAGCAGAACGGCGCAAGCGCTCGAAAAAGGTCTACGAAGCACTCATCCGCGCTGTCGACTACAACTCGGGCCACCGTCAGCCACCACTCGCAAAGAAGTCCTCGGTCATCGGGACACTGCACAGCGCGGGCTACGGCGACTACGGCCTCGAGGAACTCCGAAAAGCGATCAGAGCCGCGTGCCGCAACGGCGATCTCTTCGAAGCCGAAGACGACGGGGGGCGCACTCGACTGGGGATCAATGACGCCGATAGACTCGCCGAGAAGAACCGTACGTACTTCTCTCGGGTCGACAAGTCGAATCGACGTGCCGATGTGATCGGACTTGCGAACAAGCGGGCCCAGAAGCTACGAGGTGTTTGGGATGAGCGATGAGTACACGGGCGGTACTGATCACTTAATTTGTCGAAGGTCTGTTCCGCCACAGGGACAGTCTGCTCCCGTTCCGATAAGCCGAATCTCTTCATCTGGCCAGAGACGAGCAGCGTATGTTGAACCACAGTCGGTACAGACGGCCACGATTCGGTTTGCTTCCTGTGCGGCTCTCATATCAGTCCTGCAGCCGACTATCGATTTCCCCGTAGTCCCTGCATGGTTAGGGATACCCCGAGACCGATCACTACAGCCCGATACTGACCGTCCAGTTTCACAGTCTGAGAACTCTACGCGAATCGAAGGGGGTGAACCGGATGCAGACGACTAACATCAGTTGGGCTGACTACACGTGGAATCCGGTCACCGGCTGTAGTCACGCTGGCCCTGAGTGCTGGAACTGCTACGCCGAGGAGTTCTCACTCCGTCAGGACCGCACACAGAAGGAATGGACGCAGGAAAACGCTTCGGAGAACGTCACAATGCACCGCACTCGCCTTGAGGAAGATCTCGACGGATACACGTTCCCGGACGGTCCCGGTCGCGTCTTCGTCGGCTCGATGACCGACATGTTCCACCGGGAAGTCGATCCCGAGTTCGTTCAGGAGGTTCTCGATCGCGTCCGAGAGCTCCCGGAACACGTTTGGATCTTCCTCACGAAGCGCCCTCACCACGCTGCCGAATGGTGGCTCGACTGGCCGGATAACTGCTGGCTTGGGACTTCCGTCGGCTCGGGTCCTGGAGGAAAGTTCCCGTCGACGACCCACCGGATCGAGCAGCTCCGTGACGTCGACGTCGCGACGAAGTGGGTCAGCTTCGAGCCGCTGATCGAGCCGATCGGCGAAGTCGCCCTAGACCACATCGACTGGGCGGTCGTCGGTGGCGAAAGTGGATCCGCCGACGCTCGACGAGAGATGGAACACGAGTGGGCCCGTGATCTCTTCGAGCAGTGCCGAGAGGAGGACGTCGCGTTCTACTTCAAGCAGAGCTCGGGCCCACGACCAGAGACTGGGACACGACTGACCGTCAAGAACGAGGACTGGGGCGTCTTCGAACAGCGCCGGATCCGCGAGTTCCCGGAACTCCCAGCAATCACGAAGCAGGCTCGAGGGGGTGACGCAGACCGATGAGCGTCTTCGAAGACACCCTCGAGGTCTGGCGAAACGCCCTCGAACACGACGACGTCGCGACCGTCGATGGTTCGGCCTCGATCGAGATACTCCAGGAGGCACGCGACCGCTTCGAGCAGCTGGGCAACGAGCCTCGCGATGGTGTCCTCGTCATCTCGATCGACATGGCCCGAGAGATCCCGCGGGGCTGGGTCGAACTCAAGGCCCACTCGCTGAGCCACGACGGTCACGAAGAGTTCCGACCGTTCGACGACATGATCACGGTCATCGACGGCGCCGATCGGAGCGCGTACATCTGCCGGTCGGACGCAGTCCGTCTGGACATGACGATCCTCGAGGCCGACGGCGTCGTCGCGATCGACTTCGAGCGAGGTGAAGCGTGATGCTATCTGTTATGGGTATTGCAAATGGAAACACATCGATGGAGGGGTGTTAGTGATGCCTGAACAACTCCCCAAGAAAGTCGCCGATGAACCGCCAGCTGCTCGACTCGTCTACCTCGCGCTTGAGGACGGGCCAATGACTGTCGAGGAGATCGTCGACTGCACTGGCCTTTCGAAAAAATCGATCCGAGACTCTGGCCGGCTGCTTGAGTGCAAGGGGCTTGTCGATATTGGGACACACCCACAGGACGCGAGAAAAAGGCAATATAGACGGCTATAGCAGTAGTTAGCAACCCGGCCATTATACCAATTATAGGGACTGAATTTAGGTGGCCAATTCGGTAAGTACGGGTGCGTACTGAACGCCTTACTAGACTACTGGCTTGTTTTATCGGCATGAACAGACCAATGGATATGCACACCGGAATGTTGGTGGTCAAGATGCTCTTGGAGTAGTTCCCCTGTTTCGAATTCGACATTACAGATGTCACAGTAATACTGATGATGTGGCCATGGTACAATCTCTTTCTGAAGGTTACCGGGTGGATTCTTGTTTTGAATACTCTCGTGACCGAGGATTGATGAACTGATTCGCATCGATATCTCCTCAAAATGCAGGAACTTGGGGTGATCAACAATAAGCTCTGAGAATATGGCAAACGGAATTGCGATTACCACGACTACTACTACGATATCGAACGATAGTTCTGCATCAGTAGCAATCAAGACAGCGAGGATATCCTCGGAGACACCGAATACGATCCCAATGATGAAGAATTCAATCAACCGCTTGATTTGACCTTGGATCATATCCATTATTCGACCGATCACCATATTATTCAGCCACCATCGATCTCTCCCCCACGACATTCAATCTAACCAGTACTCTATCTCAGCTAGAGTCCGCTAAAACGTAGTAGAACGGTATGTTCTCCGTCTATACTTACTGAGCGTTCCACAGTTCTCCTAAATGCAGAAACCGACCTACTGTCCACCGATAATTCCCGAAAAACGGCGTCCTATCTATTCGTTTAAGTTGATCTATCACCTTTGGTGATTGTAACGGCTGTCTCCTATCGCTCCCCGATCGAGGCAACGACGACGTCGGGGGGTGGCCGACAGCCAGCGGCTTTTCCTGACATCCATGTCCACCACAGCCCACACTGTCGACGAGGTCCAGGGCCGCGACGAACCCGACCGCGTCTTCCGACGCTACGTGTTCAACAACCCGGAGATCTGCTCGAGTTGCTTTCGTCGACTCAAAGCCAACGAGAGCCACGTTCGAGCGTTCGCAGGCGTTACTGGACACGACCTCGAACCCAAGGCCACCCGGGCCGAGTCGATCCGGTCCCACAAAACCAAGCCTGGGGAGATCGGCCCCGAGGGCCCACTCGAGGGAACGCGCCAGGTCGACAACACGGCGATCGCGAAGTATCCCGTCCGGACGGTCTGTGAGGACTGTGGCTCGATCGCTGGCCGTGCCGATTCGGACCCGCTGAGTCGGCGAGAAGCACTCTCAAGGGCGCGGAATCTCTGCGACCGTCTCCGAGAACTCGGCGAGCCGGTCCGGCTGGACCACCTCAAGCACGCCGTCGGCCACCTCAAGTCCCTCGAGGACTACGCCAGCCTGGACACCGAGGTCTTCGAGGCCGCAACGACGGTCTGCGTTCGGCGAGCTCGTAAGCGACCATGACAGTTCACCCGATCGACGAGGGCGTCCCGGTCGAACTCGAGTTCGCCGGCCGTCGCCTCGAGGGCGTCGTCGACGAGGTCCACTGGCGGCCGACGTTCAATAACCCACGCTCGGAGATCGTCGTCGACGCCGACGGCACACGGATCACGACCGGCCGAGCGTCGATCCAACCACTCACCAACTGACCACCCATGGAACCGAAAGACCCTGACGCACCGATCGACCCGTATAGTGAGTACGACCTCTACGACGTCATCAACGGCGACCTCCCGATGGGAGAGTCCACCGAGTACGAGGGCCTGCACCTCATCTCCGGTGGCTCTACTATCACTGTCCAACCGGACGGCCACGTCGGTTCGGTCGCAACGATCGACCCCGATGAGCACGACGACGTCCTCGAGATCGTCAACAAACTCAACAGCTACGTCTCGCTCTGGCGAGAGTACAGCCAGGCTGACGATGACGAGGCACTCATCGAGTGGGCTGGTCCGTGGATGACGTCGGACGAGTCGAAAAAGGACGACGATCGCTACATGGTCGTTCCCGACGATCCTGCCTCGGTCTAATAGGATGTCCCCGATGTGGCTCGACGTTGCCCCTGCCCCGTCGGGCTGAAGGGGACTGTCATCGCTCCCGCTGTTCGCTTCGGGGCGGGTACCATCCCGCGACTGCTAAGCGATCCACGGGCCGCCCCGACCGCGCCGGGACCAGGCCGGGAAGGCTTCTCGCGTCACCACGAGACCCGGCGCACCCCCTTTCGACTGTGTCCGTCCTGTAGGCGGGCCGCGCTCACCGTTTCTTGTCAACTTCGGGGTAGGGGTACTCCGGGGTTTTCACGAGCGACACACCACTCGAGCGCGGGAGCGGTTCAAATCCGCTCACGGACGTCTTTTCCACAGATGACACAACCCGAGTGCATCGACGATCGACTCCGTAAGGGCGACCGCGTCCTTGTGCGACTCCCGATCGTCGACCATCCGATCACGTACAACGAGGTCCACGCTGGGATCATCGCCGGTGCGATCGCTTTCCTCATCGGTGAGCGTGGCGTCACACTCCGGACTCTCTTACACGAACCTTGGTGGGCGCTCGGGATCGGGACGCTGGCCTACGTTATCGGCCGAAAGTCCGATGACCAATGATATGTCGACGCAAAAATCACAGTCACGAATCGCAGAATCGCTTCGAGAACACAACCGCCGTGTCGAGCGTACGTGCCGGCACTACAACCTTTCACTAAACATGTGGCGCTCAATCCGGTACGTGTTTTACATCGTCGTCCTCGGCGTTGTACTGTACCTCATCGAGTACGCCAGCGTCGAGCCGATCGTCGCGATGGTCTTCGGTACGGTCCTCATCAGTGGCCCGGACATCCTCGAGTGGTGGCTCGTCCGAGAGGACTACGTTGAGTACGAGGAGGTACGCGACCGTCGCAACGGAGACTGACCGATGCTCTCGCTTCGAGGACAGACACGTCGGCGGGCAAAGCAACTGACGACACAGCTCGCCTCGAGTCCGACGCTCCCACTTCTGGGCTACACGAAGTTCGCCGAGACGATCGTCGCCGGCGGCCCGACGCTGAACTGGCTCGCCTACGCGACACTGGTCACGCTGGTTTGGATCTTCGCCGACGACATCCAGCGGGGCATGGAGGACCTCGGCGAGGCCGCCCAGGATGTCGTTGACGAAGACCTCACGGAGGCTGACTGAATATGACTAAGGACCTCACCGAGATTGACGGCGTTGGACCAGCGATAGCCGAGGCGCTCGAGGAGGCCGGCTTCGAGACCGTCGACGAGGTCCTCGCAGCGACCGTCGACGAACTCGCCGACGTCCACATGCTCGGTGAGAAGTCGGCAAAGGGGATCCTCGAGGGCGAGCCCAACCACCGAGGTCGCGACCCGAAACTCACGAAGCAGCGTCAAGAGTCGATCGCCGACATGCTCGAGAACGGTCACTCGGTCGCTGCAGCCTGCCGGTGTAACGGCATCGGCCAGACGACGTTCTACGAGTGGCTCGAGAAAGCCGACGGCCAGGACGAAGGCATCTATGCGGATTTCGCGGACAGGGTCGCGAGCGCACGCGGGGCCGGCGAGGCGAAGCTCGTCGACGACCTGCTCGAGATGGCCCGCGAGAACGGCGATGCCCGGACGATCCTCTCGGTGCTGAAGAATCGGTACCCCGAGTCGTGGGGCGAACACGATGACGACGACGCCGGCTCCGGCAGCGTCGAAGTCTACCTCACATCGGAGAAGGACTGACCCATGAGTACAACCAGATCCTCGGCGTCGTACACCGACGAGTTCCCCGAGCCGAGCTACACGATCTTCGACCGGCAGCGGGACTCTCGAGAGGTCCGCCCCTACGTCCATCCGGACACCGGCCTGGCTCCCCAGGAGGACTTCCTCGCTGGGCCCGCCGGCGACGCTGCGATCTCGTCGGATGCCTCGAACCACGTCATCATCTCGGGGCTCGGCGCCGGCAAGACGGCAACACTCATCATGCGGGCCTGGGCGAACGCCGAACGCTGGAACCGCGGCGAGCTCGGCGCGATCATCGCGCCGGACTGGCCGACGATCAAGAACGCCATCCTCCCGACGATGCGAGAGTTCGGCCTCCTCGAGGTGTGCGACTACGTCGGGCCCGGGGGCGAAGAACCCGGTGTCCACACACCAAGCGGCTCCCGTATCATCCTGCAGACGGCGTCTAACGAGCGCAAAATCCGTCGCCTTCGCGGCCCGAACCTCGCGTGGGTCGGGATCGACGAGCCGGCGTCACTGGCTGAGCGCGCTTGGGAAGTCCTCTCCGGCCGTCTCCGCGTCGGGAACTACCGGAACGCGTTCCTGACCGGGACGCCTCGAGGCTTCAACTGGGTCTACGATCGGTTCTACGAGGACGACGCCGAGATCGTCCACGACGACGTCTACGAGGTCCGCGAGTCCGATCGGGTCCGTGGCGTCTTCGGCGTCCCGTCGTGGCTCAACCCCCACAACCCGGACGACTACATCGAGCGGTTGCAAGACGAGTACTCCGGGTCGTACTACGAGCAAGAGGTCGAGGGTGCGTTCACGCAGTTCGACGGCCTCGTCTACCCGTGGTTCGATCGCGACGATCACATCCTCGAGTCTGACGTGCTGCCGGACAGCTGGGACGAGACGATCTACGGCGTCGACTGGGGCTTCTCGAACCACGCGGCGATCATCGCGATCGTGATCCACGGCGACCGCTGGTACGTCGTCGAGGAGCGCAAGTCCCGGCGAATGGGCAACGACGACATCGCTGCTGAACTCGAGCAGCTGGAAGATGACTACGGCGCGGGCCCGGTCTACTGTGACAGTGCCGAACCGAAGTCGATCGAGGCGCTGAACGAGAACGGCTTCGACGCTCGGAAGTCGGACAAGTCGGTCGAGGAGGGCATCAAGGCCGTCGCTGCGAAGCGTGACGAGCTCCGGGTTCACGACCTCTGCCAGGAGACGATCAACGAGTTCCACGCCTACCAGTACAAGGACGGTCGGGAGTCGGAGAAGCCCAAGAAGGAGAACGACCACATCATGGACGCGCTCCGGTACGCGATCTTCACTCACGAGACCCGGGACACGGTTCAGGTCCACTTCAAGTCGGGCTCGATGCCCAGCAACGGGAGTATTCGATAACTCATGTCTACGACACCATCTTCAGGCCCGATCCGCGGCCGCGTCGAGGCGCTCGCAGAACGTATCACCCAGACCATCGAAACGGTCACACGGAACTCTCGAATCCACATCGAGTCGGGCGACGTCGACGACCTTAACCCGCCCGAGGATATCGACGAGTACCACGATCTCTATCGCGAGATCGGGATCATCCGCGCGAACCTCAACAAGTTCACTCGAGATGTCGTCAAGCCTGGTGTCCGGATCGAGGCCGACGACGACACCACGCAGGCGTACTTCATGGGCGAAGCGCCTGAGGATGGCGAGGTACCGGGCTTCGCTCCCGAGGGCGGCTTCCTCGAGAACTGCGCCGTCCTGGCCGGCGAGAAGCGCCAGCCGTTCTACCCGTACCTGAAGGTCGATATCGTCCAGAAATGGACGAAGGGGACGACGCTCAACGAGTATCTCAAGTCCGAGGGCAAGGAGACCGAGCCCGACGGACCGATCACCGGCTTCAAGCATATCCGCCCGGAAACCGTCTCGGCGAGAACCTACGCCAACCAGAATATCCTCCTTGAGCCGGACGACACCGAGACCGCCGAAGAGGACGAGATCACGAAGCGGGATGAGGCCGCGGCCTACGTCCAGTTCGACGACCAGTCGATCGTCGGCCAGCGCAACGGCGGGATGGACGAAGATGAGGTCCTCCTCTCGCAGAACGACGTCCTCAAGCGGACGCTGGATCCGGACATCGGTGGCGACGACGCGACTGAGGAAGGCATCTTCGGAACGTCGGCCCTCGAGGCGTGCGCTGACGACGCTGAAGAGTACCGGGAGATCAAGCGGGACCGTGCCGAGGCGATCCGGAAGACCGCGTACGGTGTGTGGAAAGCCCAGTTCGATACCGACGTCACCGAGATCCCGGGTAGCAACGAGGCGATCGTCGAGACGTGGGATAGCGACGAGCAGGACGAGTGGGTCAACAACGTCGACGGCCTCGAGGCCGGCGGGATCATCGGCCACGATGGCTCGATCACGCTCGACCAGTGGGAGCCGACGATCCCGGAACTTGACGGGCCCCTCGAACACTACGTCGCGGACATCCTCGCACCGCTGCCGGCGCCGAAGTACACGACGGCGTTCGGCGAGTCGATCGCCAACCACGTCTCGGACCGACAGGAAAACTCCTACCAGGATACGATCGTCGAGGAGCGCCGCGACGCCGAGCGCGACTGGACCCAGGCGTTCCGCGAGGTCGCCGATCGGCATCCGGAGCTCGACCCGTCCGGTCTCGAGGTCAAGATCGCGCCCAAAGAGAGCGACAACCCGATCGCGACGCTCGACGACGGTGAGATCGAGCGGATGGAGCAGTTCATGACGGCGCTGAACGAGGGGCTCGGCAACGTCCCGATCGACGCCGTCCTCGACCTCGAGCAGTTCCTGCAGACGACGATGGATCTCCCCGAGGACGTCTTCGTCGACGGCGAGATCGACGTCGACGAGTCGGCGCCGGACATGCAGGAGATGGTCGGCAACATGCCTGACGAAGCGAGTCCGGAGGTCGATGACTGATGGAGAAACCCTTCGTTCGTCTCGAGGACACGGACGCAACGGTCACCGACGAGGACGGAAACAGCCGGGCCAAGATGGAGTGGTTGCCAAAAGGCGGTTGTTCGCCCGGACCGTCGCCTCCTTCGGATGGTTTCATCAGTCGGTTCCTTAGGTGGTTTAGATGAGCGCAGCCGCCAACGCCGACGCCGGCGTTCCGGACCAGACGGCGGCACACGAACGCATCCTCGAGCGGGCCCGCGATCGCGACGAGCCCTCGCGAACGAAGTCCCTCCGACAGCGCTACGCCCAGGGTCTTCGGGGACGGCTGGCCGATATCCGCTCGGCACTCCGCAAGGGGATCGTCGAGAACGATGCGCTCGGACTCCAGACCGAGGCGCTGGTCGACGCGCCCACGGCGCAACAGTTCCAGTTCACGACGGACCCCCAGAAGGTCGACGCGGCACAGCGCTGGCTCGAGAAGCAACTCGAGAACGAGGTCCTCACCCAGTTTGGCGGCGAGAACCAGTACATCGAGCAGGCGTACGTCAAGGGCCTCGAGGACGCCCAGACTGAACTGAACGCGCTGGGGATCGGCAGCGGCGAGGCGGCGGCCGCCGCGTCGATTCGGATGCCTGTTCACCAGGAGCAACTCGAGCAGCTCTACTCGCGGAATCTCTCGGAACTCCGTGGACTGACCGACGACATCGCACGGGATGTCCGACGCGAGCTGGCCGACGGCCTGGCGAGTGGCGACGGGCCACGCGAGGTCGCCCGCGGTGTCTCCGACGTCCTCGGGAAGGTCGAGGACGGCACGCCTCGAGCGGCGATGAACCGGGCGACGATGATCTCGCGGACGGAGTTGATGAACTCCCACAACTGGGGGCGGCTCAAGGAGTGGGAGCGTGCCGGCGTCGAGAAGGTCGACGTCCTCCTGGCGAACGACGCTTGCGCGCAGTGCCAGGCCTACGCGGCTGGTGCCCCCTACGAGGCATCGGAGGCCTACGGCAATCTGCCGCGACATCCGAACTGCCGTTGCTCACACACGGTTTGGACCGGAAACTAACCGACTACCGATGACCCCGCCGGGGCGAGGCCCTCCCGGCATGGATTTTCACGATGACATCATGACCACGTACGAACTCCTGAGCGACGGTGCGGGCGTCGCCGCCGTCGCAGCTGAACCGGCCGACAACCAGCTGCCAGTCCACGGCGTCCTCTTCGGCGTCGATGACATCACGTCTGGTCTCAGTGGTAAGCGAACGCGGTGGCCCGCGGACGTCCTCGAGCAGATGGCCGTGGACGAGATCTTCGTCGGCAAGCCGCTGACGATGGCCGACTCGCTGGATCCCGAGCAACACGTCGGCGTCACGATGACCGACGACGGGCCAGCGCTGACCGGCGCGGTCTCGATGGACGAGAAGGTCGGCGAGATCACGGCGACGACGTTCGACCCCGACACCGGGCTCCTTTTCGAGGGGTTCGTCGCCGACTGGGACGCTGAGGAGGTCGTTGAAAGCGGCCTTGCCCAGATCTCGCCGGTCGTCATCCGCGAGGTCGAGGTCGTCGAGGGCGAGGAAGGCGATCCGGAGGCGATCTACGAACCCGCTCGCGTCCAAGGGGCTCGAGACGTGGCGCTCGTTGCTGACGGAGCCGTCCCGTCGAACGAGATCAACGTCGGCCAGTCGCCGGCGATCGGGCCCCAAGCCGCGGAGGCGCTGTCGGCTCACTACGGCGTCGATGTCGAAGCACTGGCGAACGATCATCCGGCGGGCGATGACGGCCACAGCGGCGGCGACGGCCAGAGCACCCCGGCCAACGACGACTCACTACACATGGACCTAACTGACAAAGAGCAGGAGCTGGTCGCAGCAGCCCGGCAGAAGGACGACCCGACGGTCGTCGAGGCCGAGGTGCGCGATCGACTCACCGAACTCGAGGAACAGGCAGACGAACACGAAGACCTCATCGAAGAGGCCGCGGATCTCAACGACCCCGAGGTCATGGATGCTGAGGAGGCCGAGGCGATGCGCGAGCGCGTCGACATCGTGGAAGGCATGATGGCCGAGGCGCTCACCGAGGACCTCGGCCTTCGCGAGGCCACCGTCGAGGCGATGAGCTTCGACGCGATGGCTTCGGAGTTCGAGACCGACGACGGCGACCTCGACGTCGAGGCGCTCACTCAGACGCCGGAGACGGGCAGCGGCCCGGCCGGTGGCTCGGGTGGCTCGAGCGGCCCGACGGACGAGGACAAGCAGCGTATCAGGGAGATCGACGACAAGATCTCGACGGTCGGCAGCGCGCTCCCCGACGAACGGGTCGAGGCTCTCCAGCAGGAGGCCGCCGACCTCGCGGACGCGGACGACTACGACGGCGCACTGGAGGTGCTCTAAATGGCAAGCGAACCTGGACAGAACGGCGGCGACAGTACCAGCACCATCGGCTACTCCGATGCGAGCGACACGACCGAAGCCGGCGACGCCGTCGGCATCACTGGCGGCGAGATCGAGCCCGGCACCGACACCGAGAGTCTGCTCGGCATTCGGGCTCGGGGCCGACCCACTGAGAACAGCGGCGTCGCACCGGTCCACGTCGGCGGCCCCACCGTGGCGGCCGTCGAGGGCTCGGTCTCCGCGGGCGAGGATCTCGACCTCGGGGCGACCGGTGCCGACGGCGAGCTCGAGACCTCTTCGGGAGGCCCTGCCCACGCCCTCTCGGACGCCGGCGGCTCCTGGCGCGGCCAGGACGCCCCGGCCGGCTACGCGTGGGTCCTGCTGTAAGACTAACTGACGACTCATCCTGATCACACATGGCTCAGAAAGCATCCGACATCATCAGCGACGACGACGTTCGCGCGATCGTCGAGAAGATCCGCAACAAGAAGTACCAGAGTCGTACCGCATTCCGCGACTACGACGCGACCAACAACGACTCGAACTTCGTCGGGTTCCCGATCTCCGATGGCGACTTCGACGGCGACGTCGCCGAGGTCCCGCCCGGGAGCGGGTTCCCCCGAGCGACCAAGGACTATGACACGGTCCAGGTCGCCCACACGAAGTACGGTCTCGAGATTGTCATCCCGGACGAGGACGTCGAGGACAACGTCATCGACATCACGATGGACCAGGAAGAGGACCTGGTCCGCGCCGAGGAGACCCGCGTCGACGGGATCGCGTACAACATCCTGTCGAACAACACCAACAGCGCCGGCCCGATCGACGCCGGGAACGCGAACGCTGGCGTCTTCGAGTACGAGGACATCACCCTGGCCCGGCAGCGTGCCTTCCAGGACGAGCTCGACATGGGCGAGCTGCGGCTGCTCACTGGCGGCCAGAACATGAACGCCCTGCTGAACATGGACAAGTTCACGCAGGCCAGCGAACTCGGGGACTCCGTCATCGAGATGGGGATCCTGCCCCAGGGCAACCTCGTCGGCCAGCAGGCGTTCCTCGGCGTCGCCGGCGACGTCCCGGTCTTCCTCGACAACACCGGCAACTACTCCGAGGGCGAGGCCTACCTCGTCGATCCCACGAACTTCGGGTGGGAGTCGACTCGCCGCGCGCTCGACGTCTCGAGCTACTACGACGACTCCATCGAAAGCACCGTCTGGCAGATCGACGAGCGGGTCGGCTTCGCGGCCACCCAGCCGTCGGCGAACATCGCGATCCAGACGTAACCGATCATGCCCTACCTCAAACACGAAGACGGCGAGGCGGCCGAACTCCGCAACTCGCAGATCCTCGGCGACGACTCGCCGCTCGAGTTCGACGAGGACGGCTACGCGTTCGTCGAGGATCCCGCAGTCGCCGACAAGCTGCTGACGATGCACCGCCACGTCAGGCGCGGCGGTCACGGGCCCGAAGACTCGGGCGGCGACTTCGATGCCGCCGAGTTCGTCGATCGGACGCCGATGGACGCTGTCGTTGCCGACATCGAGTCGGGCGACGTCGACGAGCACCTCGAGGCGATCGAAGCGGAGGCCTCGCGCGAGGGCGTGCTGGACGCCGTCGACGAACGGAAAGAGTAACCCACTATGCCCGAAGCCACTGCATCCGACGTCCGCGTCGAGATCGACACGCACCTCGACGACAGCGATATCGAAGGTGCGAGCGACGACCCGGACGACGACGGCATCCTCGGCCGCGTCGAGCGCGACATCGACCGCGAGTACGACGACGATCCCGCGGTCACGTTCGAGGACAGCCAACACCGCCAGGACTTCGAAGCGACGCTCGCAGCGCTGCGGATCGCCGAAGGCCGCGACCGTCGTGGCAAATCGGTGGCCTCCGGGCGGACACAGACCACCTACGAGACCGCTGAGATCGACAACATCCGGGCCCGTGTCCGGCGGCTCGATCCCGGCGACGAGTTCGGGTACTCGGGTGCGATCATCCGGGACACTGACCGCCACATCTCTACCGGGGGTAACTCATGAGCTGGGGCGTGTCGATTACCGGCCTCGACGCGGTCACCGATATGTTCGACCAACTCTCGGTTAATTTCGACGGTGGAACGGCGTACATCGCCGGCCCGACGGTCAACTACGCGATCCACCAGGAACTCGGTACGTCTGACATCGAGGCCCGGCCGTTCGTCAGGCCGGCGGCCGAGCGCGTCCAGGCGAACCTCCAGTCGGAGGTCGAGCGGATCTCGAAGTCCCAGAACATCCCGCTGATCTCGGAGGAAAACATCGTCCGGTGTGCGGCCCTGGCCGTCCAGGCCCGGATGAAAGAGGTCGCCGACCGGAAGGACATCCGCGACACTGGGCAGCTGATCAACTCGATCCGAATCGAGAAGGTGAGCTAACTGATGCACGGTCCAGTCGCGCGGATGGTCCAGTCGCGAGGCGTCGAGTACCAACTCCGAAACGCCAGCGGAGGCGGCGGTCGGTCGACGCCGTCGTATAGCGACGACGGCACGCTCGTCGGCGTCCTCGAGTCCCGCGGGATGCCCCAGACCGTCACGAACTCCGACGGGCAGGAGGTCGAGACCGACCTCGAGATCCGGGCGGTCCCGGATGACACCACGACGCTCCGCGAGGCAGGCAGCGCCGACGGCTATCCGACGCTGCTCGAGCACCCAAGCGGCAAGACGTACCGACTGCTCGACACGCTACCCGAGGACGGCGGCGTGACCGTGCTGACCGTCGTGGAGGACTGACCGATGCCTCGAGACATCAAGTCTGATCTCGTCGCGTTCCTGCGGACGCACTTCGATCCGTCCGCGATCCCGGTCACGTTCGAGGCCGGCGACGCCACCGATCCGACCGCCGGGGGCGACATCCGCTTCGCCGACTACGACGGCGCGAACGAGTATCCGCAGGTCGCGATCGCCTCGGAGGATCCGACGGTTCCGGGCGGCGGTCAGACCGGGATGACGGGGATCGACGCCGGCGGCAAGGGCGGCATCCAGGACGTTGTCACGTCGGTCCAGATAGACTGCTGGGGCGGCCCGCACGACGCGGACATCTACCAGAACGAAGGTAGCCATCCGGACGTCGTTGCGAACGCGCTCGGTCGCGAGACCCACCGTGTGCTGTTTGAATCCGACGAGGCCGACGAGGGTCCGCCGGTCCCGGATGGCTACGGCTGGGTCAACGCCGAGCCGCCCGTCGAGAGCAACGACACCCAGCGGTCGCCGACGCACTACCGTCGGTTCGTCGTGGCGCGGATAAAGCACACAGAGACTCCGTGAGATGTACGTAACCAACCAGAACAGCGCGACAAGACGCCTCTATAACGATGACCTCACCGACGAAGACGGCGAGCCGCTGATGGACGACCCCGTCGAGTTCGCGGAGAACGGGACGGCGCAGGTCACGCGAGAGGTCGGAGAGGCGCTCGTTGAGCACTACGACAGTATCGAACCCAAGGAGACTGACACATGAGTACGAACCAATACGATACCCCTGAGTCTGGGACACTGCCAGGACGGCATGAATATGTCGTCGAGCCGTCGCCGATGGAGGTCCCGACCGACCCCGAGTGGCAGCACCCGTCAGACAACATGCGCGAGTTCATGGCCACCGCCGGCGCGAACCTTGAGCGTCGCGACGGCATTGGTACGCCGGACGCGAAAGGCCACGACCGGGGGACTGAGGAGCCGGAGGCCACCGTGGCCTACGACATGCAGCAGTTCCCGGTCGACGGATCCGGCAACCCGCAGACGCTGGATGCGTACGGCCTCCTCCGAGACGACTACGGCGCGCTGCTGGGGACGATCCTCTATCAGGAGCGTACCGAGGTCCCCGGCGGCAACGACGACGCCGGGATGCGACTCTACACGGTGGTCCGCGGCGCGGCAGTCGAGTCCGTCGAGGCGACCCTCGACCCGAGTGAGAACGCCCCGATCCTGCTGGAGAATAGCCTCCAGCCGCGGAAGGTCCGGAGCTACGCGATCCACCAACTGTCCGAACCAGAAGAACTGGCAGTTTCGAGTACGGAGTCGGATGCGGACTCTGGCATCACCGTGACCATCGAGAGCGAAGGTGCTGGACTCAGCGAAGACATCGATATGGGGGGGTCCGGCGTGGAGACCTTCGACGATATCGATGCGATCTGGCTGTCGGACGAACCGGAGGGCAACATCACCATTGAGGGCGACACCAGTGAGACCGTCGTCTGCGAACTCACCGGCGGCCTTGAGTACAGCGACGATGACCAACCCGTTGACGGCGATCGTGGTGTCCCCGCACTCGGCGCTGGATCTCGCGCAACCGAGATCGGCACCAGCTTCGAGTACTTCACTGGCGATCGGATCGAACGACCTGTCGGGACGTCGATCCGGCCGCGGCTCAACAGCGGTTCCTGGAGCGTGGAGAACTCCCTCGAGACGGGATCACTGCACGATACGCAGGGCCCGTCGGTCGACGTCGGGTCTCGAACGGTCACTGTCGAGGCCGACGTAGCGGGCCCGAAGGTCAGCCACGACTCCATGATGGAGGCGCTCGCGAAGACCCAGAACGACATCGAGCACGAGGTGTCGGGTGGGATCCTTCGGTTCCCGAACGCGACCAACGTCGACGAGGGCGAGCGAACACGCGAAGCTGACGACCAGGCCGTGGCTTCGATCAGCGAGACGTTCGAAGCGAGCGGCGAACCAGCGATCGTTCTGGAGGCTAACTGATGACTGAACGAGAAACACGATTCGCGGACGGAGAGGAGGAGGATCTGGAAATTGCGACACCGGAGGACTTCGGCGTCCGCCGCGACGACAACGGTGAGCTCGTCCCACAGAAGCAGCGCATCCCAGGGACTGACCTCGCGGTCAAGGTCAAGCCTCTGGTCGGTGGCGCTGCCGAGCGGTACGACGACGTCCTCAACAGCGACCGGGCTGACGACGAGCGCGTCGAGCAGTTCTTCGGGGAGTTCATCGCCGAGGGTGTGGGGTCCTCGGGCGACCTCGAGAACGTCCCGGACTACCTCGTCTCGGCGCTGATCCAGGCGGTGAAGAACTCGTCGGGATTTACAGCGCACTCGGCGGTTCAGAAGCAGCAGATGAAGGAGAACGCGGCGGCCCTCGAGGCGGTCGGCGGAGCGGGCGACCAGCTAATGGAGAAGGCGCTCGAGGCCGCGGAGGACGACGAGGACGGGGACAGTCCCTAAGCGAGCAGGCCGCGATCGAGGTCGCACTCCACGAGACGGGCGGCTACGATTTCTTCGAGATCCCCCAGTTACATGCTGGAGAGATCCGCCGATTCGCTGAGGGTGTCCACTATCGTAACGAGCAACGCCGGCAGAAACACCACAGCCAGTCGACTTCGGATTCGCCGAACGTCTCCTCGCGAAAACAGGAGATTAGGGCCGGCCAGCAGGCAGAGCGGAATCGACTTCTCGACGAAATAAACGACGACTTCAGCGGCTGATCGCCGCCCACACCCACATTCTATGGCAATCACAGGAGCATCCGAAGAGGTTCAAGTAGCGATCGGTGGCGACGCCTCGAGTCTGCAAGACGCGGCCGACACCGCGACCGACGCACTCGGGAACGTCAAGCAGGCGGCTGGGCTGGCCGGGGCGGCACTCGGCGCGCTTGCTGTTGGCGGTCTCACGAAGGCGACGCAGGAAGCGGCTGCATTCGAGGAGCAGATGGTCGAGGTCGAGAAGGTCACCAACCCCGAGACCGCCGAGAAGATGGGTGATGCAATCCAGGAAATGGCGGCGCAGATGCCCGTTGCTCAGAGGGAACTCGCGGATATCACCGCCCAGGCTGGCCGCTTCGGCATCGAGGGGACCGAGAACATCGAGCGCTTCACCGAGACGGTCTCCAAGATGAGTGTTGCGACGGACCTCTCGACCCAGCAGGCCGGCGAGTCCTTCGCGAGGCTGTCGACCCTGATGGACGAGCCGATCGAGAATGTCGGCAATCTCGGAAACGTCATCAACGAACTGTCGAACACGATGGCGACGTCCTCGAGCGAGATTACCGACTCCGCACTCCGGAGTTCGGGCACGCTCTCCCAGATGGGTGCGAGTTCGGAGGACATCCTCGCGCTCAACGCTGCGATGAACGAGGCCAGCGAATCTGCGGAGCGTGCTGGGACGCGTCTCCGGCGGATGTCCCAGGAGATCCAGGACCCAAAGAAGGTCGAAGATCTCGCCTCGGCGCTCGGTATGAGCTCGGAAGAGTTCGCGACGATGCGCGAGGAGAATCCAACGGCCTTGTTCCGCGAGATGGCCGAGACGATGGGCGAGGGTGGCGATCAGGCTGACGCCCTTCGTTCGACGCTGTCGACGACATCTCAGCAGGCGCTCACGGCACTCTCGCAGAATATGGAGGGGCTTGCTCAGGCTCAGGAGACGGCCAATGAGCAGATGGAGAACGGGACAAGCCTCCAAGAGGAGTACGAGGCTGCCTCGAGCACGTTCAACTCGGAGCTGCAGATCACGAAGAATCGGCTCCGGAACGTCGCCATCCAGATCGGCGAAAACGTGCTCCCGGTTGCGTCGGACATTCTCAGCTACGTGAACCGAGCGATCTCCGGATTCGGCGAACTTAACCAGGAGACCGACGGCCTCCTCGGAACGGTCGGCCTCGTCGCGACTGCGCTCGGTGGCTTCGCTGTCGCCGCTGCCTCCGCGGTATCTGCACTCGGCGGCATGTCGGCAGTGGCGAGCGCTGTCGGAGGTGCGCTGACGGTTCTCACCGGCCCGATCGGCGTCGTCATCGCCGCGATCGCGCTGCTTGCCGGCGCGTGGCAGACGAACTTCATGGATATCCGCGGGCACACGAAGCGGGCCTTGACGTTCGTTCAGAATCTCATCGGGACTGTCCTGGACCGGATTTCGGCGTGGTGGAACCAACACGGAGATGAGATCGTCAGCACAGTCCGGACATCGTTCAGAACGATCCAAAACACAGTCAATCGCTACCTTACGTTCATCTGGAAGAACCTGATCCAACCCACGCTTCAATCCATCCTCCAGCTCTGGAATCGTCACGGAAAAGCTCTTGTCAACGAGGCAGTCCGGACGTGGAAATCCGTCTACAATAATGTGAAGCGCTACCTCACACTTCTGTGGACGGTTGTTGTCCAACCGTGGCTGAACACGCTCCAGACAGCATGGGACAAGTGGAGCGATGAGATCAGAACGATCATCAAAGTCGTGTTCGGTGCGATCGAGTTGATAATCACGCAGGCGACAGACGCTATCTTGACGACCATCCGTACGGTGTTGGCGCTGATCCGTGGTGACTGGGGCGAGGCCTGGGATCTCATCTCGGGCTACCTCGAGCGGACTTGGGACCGGATCTCCTCGTTCTTGGAAGACGATGCGCTCCCAGCGATGAAGGCCGCGCTGTCGATGATCATCGAGGCCACAAAGGTAGCACTCAACTACCTGATCGGCACTGGTGAAGGAACGTTACTCCGCGACGTTGCCACCGTTTTGGGGACGCTCGCCGACTGGATCGCAAAGAGTGGATCGAAACTCTTCACTAAGGCGTACGGCGCGCTCGTCGAGGCCGCGAAAAACGCCTTCAGTTACTTGACTGGCACTGGCGAGGGCACGCTCGTCGGCGACATGAAGCAGACAGTCGCCAACGCGATCCAGTGGGTCAACGACAAACTGCCCGAGCAAATTGAGTTCGAGTTCGAGATCGACATCCCCTCGAGGACGATAGGGGGCGGAACGGTACCCGGAACTGACCGAGAGATTCCATCGAAGACGATCGGAGGCGGGAGTCTTGGGATGGACGAGTCGGTCGATCTGCCACAGCTGGACGTCCCGGAACTGGACACTGGCGGGATGATCGAAGGTGCAGGGATGGCCATGCTCCACGCCGGCGAGGAGGTTGTGCCGAAAGCCGAAGTTGACCGTGACCGCAGGGAGCGCAGTACTGACACTGATGACGGCAGTGACCTGGAGCAAGCCCTCGAGAGCGCTGATCGGACTGACGAGGTCCTCTCAAAGCTCGACCGACTCACCGCAGCCGTGTCCGACCTCAATGCTGGAGACGTCACTCAAAAGGAAATCCTCCGAGCGCTGGACGTCGCTGAGGACCGTCGCTCGGGTCGCGATCCACTTAACCCATGACAGACGCCGATCTCACGCTCCGGATCGAGCATGTCACTGGCGAGGTTTCCAGGCTGGTCGTCCCGACGCCGGTCGCGATCGACGAGGGCGACGTCACGCTCGCGACGATCACTATCGAGCGCGCACTCGACAAGGTCGCTCGCTGCGAAGCCGCTGTCTTTCGTAATTCGTGGCTCGACGTCGTCGACATACTGGACCGGCGAAACGACGAGCTCTACGTCGAGGACGACACCGGGACGGATGTCTTCGGGGGCCGCCTCGACGACTGGCAGTTTTCAGGGTCGATGGTGTCGGTTCAGATCGACTCCTTCGAGCGGGACGGTCTCGACGCCACGCCACTCCCAGCGTTCGAACGGACCGGCGAGTCCGATGACGTGATCGCGGCGGCGATCATCGACGAGATGCCGGCGCCGCTGACGGCAGGGATTATCGATCAGACGATCGGCTCGATTGATTTCGACCAAACGCACGTCTCTCCATCGGAGATGCTCCGCCGGCTCGGAGAGTCGACCGGTGCCGAGGTTCGGTACCATCCAGATGGGACTGTCGATTACCTTGAGCGGCGTGGTATCAATCGCAACACTGTGGTCTCTCCGTCAGCTGGCGCCGTCGTTTCGAGCCCACGGATCCGTGAGACACTCCGCGAGGAGGTGACGAACGTCCGTGCAGTCTCCCAGGGTGACGAATCGATCTACGAGGAAGCAGTCGCGATCGAGACAGCCGTCGGGGAACGGGAAGTCTGGCATGTCGATCGGATCCGCTCGACGAGTTCCTCACGACTCCAGGCGCGAGCAACTCGCCTCGCGAACGAGTACGCTGAAGAGCCGGAGTATCTCGAGGTTGAGACGACACTCGATCCGGTGCTCCTCGGCGAGATACCTGAGGTCGGCGATCGGTATCCGCTCGAACTCCCTGCCTACGGGACCGATACCGAGGTTCGGGTGATCGAGGCCGATCGGACGATCGATGATGGCGGTGACAAGGTCGACGTCCTCCTCTCGAATCGGAAACTAACGCTGTCGGGCCGGTAATGCCCGCAAACCCACCAGATAGAAACAATACATGAGCGATTTCGAAGCGTACGGTTACGAAGACCTACGAAGCTACGTCGTCTCGACGAGCGGCTGGACGCACGCCGGCCTCGTCGACGCCGACGGAGTGATCGAGGCGGTGATCGATATTCATAACGACTCCCGGGCGTCGTGGTCGGACCCGGCGAACAACCCGATCGACCTGACGATCAACATCGCCGGCTTGGACGGCGATATCTCGACTCCGACCGAGTTTCAGGGCTCGGCGCTGTATACGGACAGCGCCGATGTCACCACCGGTGCCGCGCTCGCCGATACGAGCCCGATGCACGAGGACCTCTTTCAGGGGGCGAACGCGATCGTCGACAGTAACGACAAACTCGAAATCGTGCACACGGTCGAGCTTCCGGAGGTGGTCTAAATGGCACATAATAACTCCGACAATCACGAGTTCCCGCTGCTCCAGCAGGGGGATCACGTCGATAACTGGGGCGACACCATCATCAATGAGCTCGTCTCGCCGCTCGAGGACAAAGTCGTCGTCAGGAACACGAACTCGAATCGATCCAACTACACGCCGCACGCCGGCGCGCTGTACTATGAGACGGATACCGGCGACTGGTACGAGGGCGACGGTAACTCGTGGGGGAAGTCGGACCTGACGACGCGGCTCGAGTCTGTCGAGTCGCTTGCCGATACCAACTCGGACGATATCTCGGCGCTCGACACCTTCCTCTCGGACCACGAAAACGCGACGTCCGTACACGGGAGTAACGGCGATGTCGCCGGGACAAACGACATACGGACCAACTCCGAGATTCGCAGCGCTGTCGAAGGAGACGTCGACGCTGCCGATCTGGCTGGTTCAGGTGGGACTGCTGGGCAGATATTAACGACCGATGGAAACGTTGCAAATTGGTCAGATGCTGTTAGTGGCTTCGACCCACAAGGGTATGTTTCGAAGACTTCAGATAGGAATTTCTCCACTATATATCAAAATACAACAGGCGATCCAATAGAGGTAAAAGTCCTGATTGAGTTAGATAATTCGCCCGATGGTTATTTTGAGGCGGGTCTATATGTTGCATCATCTAATTTAAGCACTTTTTCTGACTGTGTAGATAAAATTGCAATCGCTCATGAAAATGCCAACTTATCTACTCAAACAACTTTTACAGTATCTGCAACAGTTCCTGATGGATGGGAATATGAGGCGTCTCCCTCATCTACAGCTGACACTTCACTGATTGACTGGTGGGAGCAAGAACTTACCAACTGATAGAATACAATGACACAAATAGAAATAGAAAAGCCGAACGGATACTTGCTTGATGATCAGGGTCGTGTAGTAACCAGATTCGGCAACTGGGAAACGGGGCCTAAAGACGTTCGTGATGAAGTTGCGAGTGTCGAATATGTCGATGGTCCAGCCGCACATGAAAAAATACCTCACTGGGAATACAGTCGGCTCGATCCGCCGATGGACATTGAACTGTCAAGCGGAACGATCGTCAACGACGGCAAAGACACAGTGGCCGTCACACTGTCGACTCCTACGGAGGGTGACCACAGCGCGACTCTACTGGTTGGCGGGGACCCCTTCGAGGTGGCGATAGACGGTGAGAGTGTGACCGAGAGCATTACGTCAACTGCATCGGCGGGCAGCGTAATTGAGGTGCGAGCAGAAGCAGAGAACCTTCAAAACACAAGGACTCTCGAAATCGAGGTGGTATCAGCATGAGCCAAGGGCCCCCAGATGGTGCTGGCCCGCCGGATCATGCGGGTCCACCGGATCACGTCAAGAAACGTCGCGCAAGCCGCCGCGACGACGGGTCGATCGAGGTCGGTGGCGATCGCCTCGAGGAGCTCGAGGAGTTGATCGACTTCTCCGACCTGACGCCACTCGAAGAGTACCTCCTTCGCCGGGTCGAGGAACTCGAGGCCGATCGTGAGGAGGCCGAGCGAGGTCGCGGTCGAGGCCCGGGCGGCGGGCCCGATCGCGGGAGGGAGTGATCGATGACCGACGGACAGTATACCGGATGGGGCCGCCGCGGATGGGGGACCGGTCCGTGGGGCGAAGACGAGCCGCACTATCATGTGACAATCATCTCGACGAACTCCCCCGTCGAGGCCGGCCAGACCCTCGAGGTCGACGTCGAAGTGCAGAACGTCGGCGGTGAGGGGACTCAAGATGTCACCCTAACCGTCGAGGAACAGTAAGATGCCACAGGTCGATAGTCAAAGCGTCCAAACCGCTGCCGAGTCGACGAAGCGGATCACCCTCAACTGGGACTCCGATACCTCCGACGACGGAGACTGGACAGCGACGACGGCGTCGCCGGACGACTCGGCCAGTACGACCGTCATGGTCGACGTCAGGACACGTCAGGTTATCGCGAGCGGGACATCGGACGCTTCGGTCACCCGTGCGTTCGACGGCCCGCGTTCGGTCCATGGGGAGACCCCGGGCGGCGCCGGCGTGACAGGCCGGACACTCGATGGGACGCGGACTACGACCGCACACGGCGCCGGAGCAGCCTCGGTACGCCGATCGATCCCCTCATCCTCACGGACGACGGTCGCCACCGGATCTGGGGTCGCTTCGACGAAGTGGACGGCGCCGACCGCCTGGTCGCTCCCGACATCAGTTGATGCGGATCGGATGGTCCTCCTCACTCCAGCGAGTATTGAAACCGATCACGATCGTATCGCCTTTTCAGCGACCGTCGCGCGACAGAAGGTCGACGATCTCGAGCGCTATCAGGGGACAGATGTCGATCGTGAGGAGACGGCCTACGGTGCATTTCGTCGCATCCCCCGTGACGGAACCGAGCCGTTGACGATCATACCTCCTAGTGAACTCTCGCCGCCGTTCAGCGAGCGGGCGGTGGTCCCGGAGTCGTTCAGCGCAGCCGAGGCGGCGCCACGGCGATACGAGCTTGAACTCGACGTCGGCCTCGAGGAGCCCCGTCCCCGCCAGCCGCCAGAGATCGATCCCGAGCCGATGGTGGTCGACGAGCAGCGCGTCTCGCTCGATGTCCAATCGACGACGGACATCACGCTGAGATGGACGCCGGAGGGGGACGATGTTGGTCTGTACCGCGCGATCGCGACGGCTTCCGGTAGCGAAGACGTGACAGATATCACAGTCACCGACTCGCCATGGACGCTGGCCTGGCCAGTCGAGACGCTTAACCTCCCACTGCGCGCTGTCCGGCCTGTCGAATACGAATCTAACTCGGGAATCACACAGCTCTCTCTCGAGGTCATGCTCGACGGGGCGCTGGCGTCAGTTCTGTTCGCGATCGGGAGCCGCGTCGAAGCGACTCAAATCCGATCGGTTCCTGACGGATCGAATATCGCTGTCGATACGCTGCCTGGCGAAGAACTCACCTGTGACCTCGGAGCACCGCCTGACTCTGATGTCGAAAACGGTGAGTACATCCTCACCGGCTGGTCAATATCTCGCGAGGAGCGCCTCTCGAATCCGTACAGTGCTGTCCTCGAACTGCTGCAGAAGGGCTAACTGTGTATGCTACTGCTGCTCGAAAGTGTGCGAGCGGTCACTCCTCGTACTCCTCGAGCGCGATCTCGAGATCTTCGTCGTGGGTCAGATCGAACGAGTGCTCGGTCCACTGCGTGGTCCCAAACTCGATATCCTCAGCCTCGGGGGGCACTGTGAAGAAAAGCCACGTCTCGGCGGTCTCGCCAGCGCCGATCGCCTCGAGCGGCTCGGTCTTACTCTGGGCGTGGATCGAGACATCGTCGGTATCTCCGCCGACGAGGACCGAGAGTTCGAACTCGCCGAGCGAGAGTTCTTCGTCGGTCTGGTTCGTTGCCTGGAGTTGGGCGCCGACGTACTGCGTCTCGTCATCAGACTTGTAGTAGACGTCTTCGTTCTCTGGCGTAGTGAACCGATCGTACCGTTTCCAGTTGTAGGTGACTGCGAAGTCGGCCTCGGCACTGCCGCCATTCCCGGAGTCGTCAGTGGACTCGGTCTGGCCGTTTCCATTCCCGTTTCCGTCGCTGGTCTCATCGCTCGAGCAGCCGGCGAGGATCGTCGAGAATGCAGCACCACTTCCAAGCAAGAGCTTCCGCCGGTTCATGTCTCCTCGATTGGATGGTTTCGTGATAAGAGTTCCGTCGGCTATGGCCTCTCGGCCGAACCGGTGATCTCAGCAAATATTTTGTCATACGCTGCATGTGTCTGGGTATGGACAAAGGGAGCGTTCGCAACTCAGATCCGAACGATATCGCTGACGAGTTATTTCAAATCAGACTCCATGACGAAGATCAAGCGAAAGCATACGTCTATTTCACAATCATGGATCCACCCAAACAGGATGCCGAAACGGTATTCGATACACCCGAGGCTGAACTCAAGGGGGAGTTAGAAACCGCGGAAGCAATATTTGAAAAAGCAGAGGTGACGATCGGTATTTTGCGGGAGGAGAATACGTCCGGTAAGAGGGTGGAAAAGTTAACTGAGGAGGGCCTGCTGAGTGAGGATGAGGCAGAAGCGTATGTTCACTCTGACCGGTTAGATGATTCCATGCTTGAATCCTTCCTGGAGCAACCGATGTCCAGGATCAAGCAAAATAAAGAACGCGCACAGGAAAAGATCGACAGAGCGCATCAGCTCACCCATTTTCGCGACAAGTACAAGGGTTTTCAAGTAGCGTGATCTCGGCTGTCGATTTCGAGTTCCGCGATGGCCTCGGAAGGCTCGACGTCGCGATCAACGAGGCGATCAGCGGCCAGCTGCCAGGCTTCTTCCGAGAGTTCAGGCTCAGCACGTTCGTAGTGAACCGAGAACTCGGTCAGTGCGACGGCGACCAGGAAATCTTCTTGTCGATCGGTGAGCATCGCCGGCGTTGGCCGCGGCTTCGAATATAAACATCAGGCTCAGCGCTACTGGACGTGGTCGCTCGATAAAAGGAAAGATTTGGTGGTTATGAAGGGGGGTACGCTGGCAGGGCAGTATGCGTGTCTGGCGCAGGTGATGATGTGGAACCCTGCCGTACTCCTACGTAGCGCCGTCAGGATTATATCGGTGTCCCCAACGTGATTTGGTTCTCTCGAGAGAAAACGCCGGCCAGTGGCCAGCGTTGAAGCTTCCCAACCTGATGGTGGGTGTCCGATCTGGGTGGGTCCGAGATCGTGTGTGGCAATATGGTTATTGACCCCTCGTTGGGACGATCTCGAAGGCAGGATTGGCCTGTCGTGGTGGACAGGCGGGCTTAGTTGAATGACTGAACCTTCCCCCGCCATCTGACCCATAGTTATCTCATCGCATGAATGTATTGGCCATCTGAGAATGAACCCAACCAATAATGCTATGTTCAGAATATAGCGGAACGCCTCCACGTCTCGTCCGTCGTGGAGCGCAGTCCGTCACCAGACTTCCGCATTTTATGCCGTCTGTCGATCGATGATCACAGCAGTATCCATGAGGTCCCTTATTCAAGCGGACAGACGATTTCGAGTGATTGGGAATCGGGTGGAAGTTGATAATAGTCAAGCCGAACATCTTCGTTGTCGCGCAACTCCGCTGTGCGTGACACCCCGATCGATCCAATCAGCGCCTGTTGGCATCTTACCGTGGTGTCCGGCAGATGTCGTAGCACCCTAACCATGCCGGACATTTCATTTCAATTCTCTCAAGAAGCGCCGGCCAGAGGCCGACGTCGGAACCCCCAGCCCTCAAGTGGTCGGGTGGGGTCTGAAATCGGGGGCCGGTGGCGTTCGGTAGACCGATCTCAGGAGTGACGAGAGGTATGTCTCGGAGCGGATCTGGGAATGGGTGTTCGACCGGATCCCCCCATCTCTCGTCGCCAGCATTTCAGTACTGTAACCAATTAACTCTACTGGCCCCATAGTGGGGATCCAGGGCCGTTACCGGTCGGAATGGCTAATCACGGATCGATTATTCGCCGCTCTCGTTTTCATCCAAATCCGGTTTTTCCTGGGCGACGGCGATCAGGAGGTCTTCGCGACGATCGGTGAGAGGCATCGCCGGCGTTGGCCGCGGCTTGGTATATAAACAGTAGGACCTATCACGATGAGTTTAGTCGTTCAAGAAACGCCGGCCAGAGGCCAGCGTTGGAGCCCCCATCCATTTGATGAAGTGGCAAACGGTGGGTAGCGGGTCTGAGATCGGGTGACAATATGGCTATTGACAATGAACGATCTCAGGGCGGCGAGAGAGCAGTATGCCTCGAAGTCGGATTCAGTTGGGTGCCGACAGAATCCTCATCTCTCGCCATTTGCTACTCAGAATTGGTATCGTATCAATTTGTTGGCCCATTTGCCGAACGATAACTGGTTCTGGTTGCGGGCCTTCCGCGGCCCGACATCGTGATCGACGAGGCGGTCGGCGGCCAGCTGCCACGCTTTGCTCGAGAGTTCGAGATCAGCGCTCTCGTAGTGGACTAAGAACTCGATTAGTGCGACAGCGATCAGGAGGCCCTCCTGTCGATCGGTGAGAGACATCGCCGGCGTTGGCCGCGGCTTCCGGGATAAAACTCGGCAGGGTTAGCTGTCAAGCAGTACTGTCCCCAGTCCGATATGGTTTGGATCGACCACCTTTCCGCCAAGTGTAACAGCATCGGGGGATGTCAGAAGTAGCCTGTTTTTCGGCATCGTTTCGTTCGGTCGAACTGGGCGGCCAAAGTACTGTTCTGGTTGAACGACTATTCCGCGATTGTGTGGTGGCTGTTCCTCCAATTCGGCAATTACCTCTTCGAAAAACTCGGTGTTGATATAGAAATAACAGTCATCAGCTTGCCCAGACGTGTTTACTCCCCGTTTTAGCGAGTCACATACAGCAAAGAGGTGTTTGCCGACGCCCGTCGTGATGTCGTCCTCATAATCTGAATTCTCGTGATAGGATTCAATTCTGTCTATTATAGTTCCGAAATGAATTGCCTGTCTGTACATAGACCTGATCTCTGTTCGGGGATAAATAAATCAGGCTGACTCGTTTGTCGCAATCGCTTCAACGCTTTTGCTGCTCGACAACCTCGATCCCGCCCTCAGTCATCGCTGAGCATCGTGTCTTTCGCCCGTTGAATCTTCTTGTACTCGCCGACGTCGGGATCGTCGCTGTCGGGATGGACGTTCGCCGACAGTCGCCGGGCGACCGCTTCGACGACGTCGTCAGGAGCGTCCGGTGCAACGCCGAGGATCTCGTGCGCTTCCTCGTCGAGACCATCACTGCTCGAAGCCGGCGGCGCCGCAATCGCCTCTTCGTCAGCTGGGGGCAGCCGCGCGGTCTCGACGGTATCGGCTGCCGTCTGGACCCCACACCGTTCGGCCAGGCGCTGCCGGCGGGCCCAGAGTGCGATCGCGCGGGCGTTCTCGCGTTGGGTCTCCCAGCAGTCACAGGAGACGCCGAACTCCTCGTCGGCGGCCTCGCCCTCGCGTCGGAAGTACGCCGCGACGCCGACGTCATCGGGCTTGTCGTGCTGATGTGGGATGTTCGGCCGGTCGACGTAGTGCTGGGAGGCCGTCTCGATCCGGACGCTGCCCTCGGTGGCTTCCCACTTCTCGAGCTCGTCGACGACGCTCTGGAACGACTCCTTGCGCGTGGGTGAGAGATCGCCCGGGTAAGGCTCGCGGTCTTCAGCTGGCGTTCGGTCATGTCCGCGGGGCCACGCGTCAAGACTCATTGGTCAGACCACCTCCGTAGCCACCCACTCCGGCCTTCTTCGCCGCTTCGGACTTTGACCGGCGTGGGATTTCATTCCTGTCCATCCACCTCCGGATAGCAGTACGGCCACAACCAAGGCGATCGGCCATTTCGCGCGTCGAAAGGCCCTCCCCCCAGTGAAGTCGCCGAAGCGTCTGACCATCTCGCCAAGGGGCGTCCTTGTGCTGGTCATGTTCCTTCACGTGCTCGCTGATAGATAGAACATCGAGGACGCCAGGGCGGTTATCCAATCCACATCCAGTGGTGTGGTGGACGTTGGTGTTGGGGTCGAACACCTCATGCGGATCGAACCCGTCGGCGATCGCGAGCAGTTGGTGAACGGAGACCTCTGTATCATTCTGAGTGTCTCGCCAAAACTCATAGCCCCGCTTGAAGTAGTGCGTGGCATGGTTCTGGGGTTCTGGCGGCATTACTGGCTCACCCCTCGAGGCCAGTCGATCTCACGGCCGCCGTCGGTCTGCTGGGCGCTACTCATTTAGATCCTCCTTCAGCCCTTTAGCGTACTCGAGGAGGTGCTTTGATTCGCCTAAGCCGCCAAGGACCTCCTCAATAGTGAGGGTGTATTTTGGCGTATCGACTACTTCGGTCTCCCATGTCAGACCCTCAGCTAACTCCTCGCTCTCCTGGAGCGCTTCGAGGACATATTCGAGACGGTCCACATCGTAGACAGTAACGGGGCCGAGCTTTTCCCAATCAAGCTCCTCGCCGATCTTGTTGTACCCCTGAGATTGGCGTGGATCGTCCACGAGTTCGTAGACGCCACGGCCGACGTTCTCGACGTGATCGGCTGCCTCGAGCAACTTCAGTCGTTGGCTGATATACTGTCGAGAGACATCGAGTTCGTCAGCGAGGTTCGACGGGACGTTCCGGCCGTCGTGCAGTTCGTCGAGGATCTTGTCGTCGATCTCTTTTCGATCAAGGCCCATTGGGCCGTGGTTTTCTGCCGCCATAGTTGACTGTTGTCTTTACTCCTGTAAATAGTTTGCTACTGTAATGGACTATGTAATTGACGACAGTAAACTATAAGTGGATAGGGCCATTACTGTAGGGTAGAGACGCAGGGTGGTCGGGAAAACGATTCTCGGCCGGGTGCTTGCAACACCCGACCTGTGTCCTATCCCAGGACAATGAGTGTTCAAACGCCGACCGACGAAACGGTTTCGACTGACGCACAGACTCAGACCAACGACCTCTTCGAGCGCCGCTCGTGGAACTACGCGTACATCGGCCAGGACAGCGACGGCCGCCACCATCATGTCGACCGCAAGCTCGAGCGCATCGTCGTCACGAACGCCCGCGCGGATCGCGACGACTCCGGTGGCGTGCCGGTGTTCTCACTGGAGGGACCGATCCTGCACGCGGAGAGTATCGTGCTCGCGTCGAACGGTGCCGGTGGCGACGATCTCCGGCGCTGGATCGCGTTTATCGACCAGGAGTGTGGCGGGTGGGCCGAACGCCCCGTTTCGGCGGCCGACCAGGCACAGGACATCCTCAAGGAGGGGCTCTAAGATGATTACCGGACACGACCCGGTCGGCTGTAAGCGGTGCGATGTACCCCGACCGCTCGACGCCCGCGGCCTCTGTAACCGGTGTGCCGATATCGTCGACCGACGCGAACAGCAAGCTCGAGCCGCCGAGGCTCGCGAACGCCAGGCCCAGGAGGATATCGACCTCGCCCGCGAAGCCGACGCGATCTCCGGGCGAGAGATTCGGGCCGACGGTGGCGGCGAGAGCGATATCGACACGCGCGAGCAGATTCACTCGGGCGTCTCGATCACTGCGAAGCTCAAGCGCGGAAGCGGGACGCGCGACCAGGACGAGATCAAGATCAAAGCGAAGGGGCGCAACGCCACCCACGCGGCCGCGGAGATGGATCAGGTCCTCGAGCACGCTGACGAGTGGAGCGAGCAGCTGCGGGAGATCCAGCCCGCCGACGCCGGCGAGGAGGGGGATGCCTGATGGTGCGACGGAGCCACCGCGCGAACCAGGTCGTCAGCGACGCCGTCAGTGATCGCGTCGACGAGTTCGAGAGTCGCGTCCTCGAGAACTGGATGCACTCCGTCGACGACGGTGACGAGCTCGTTCACTACTACGCGGAGGCGATCGCGAACGCACAGCACGCTGCCGAGGGAACCGACGAGCGGTACGGCTGGCAGGACGACCTCCACACCACGACCGATGATGCAGTCCAGAGTCTCGAGTCTACGTTCGAGGACCACCTCGATGTTCTGGTCGCAGAGGTGTGCGCGACCGTCGCGAACCGTGAGGGGGTCTGGATCGACCACACGGACGACGAGAACGTCGAGCCGGCTGTCCACGAAGCGCGAGACTGGCTGCAGTGCCACCAGAAGGCCGCCGAGCGTGCCGGCGTCTGGGAGGAGGTGACCGCGTGATGGCGGCTGCTGGCGACGAAGCCAAGATGACGCTCACGTTCGAGCGGCCGCTGACCGAGGAGAAAGTCGCCGAGCGCTGCCGGGCGATCGCCGACCACTTGGAGGACGGCGATGACTGACCGGCGAGATAGTTTCGCCGTCCGGTGGACACCGCCTTGCGGTCCGGCTCGGAAGATCGTGTTTGAGCCCCGCTCGGTCGGTGGCTACGACCGAGAAGAGTACGAACGCCGCAACGGCGAGTGGCGGTGTGTCGGTCGGGCGATCGTCGCCCACGTCGGCCTCGAGACTGCCGACGGCGTCGCGATCGGCGAATAAAATCAGCTTCTTTTCTGGAGTTACTCGAGTTCGACCGTCCACTCGCCGTCGGCCTGGATCACGACCCAGCCAACGCCGTTGTGGCTGAACGTCGTCTCACCCTCGTACGTCCCGATCTCGTTGAACACCAGCTCACCGAATCGGCCTTCGGCAGGGTAGACGTGGACCTGGAAGTTTCGCTCGCCGTCGTGGCTGCCTTCTGCGACGTGTGTTCCGTCAAACTCGACCGGACCGACGACGGTTGGGCCCTCACCCGAGAGCGACTGCGGGAGTTCGTCACCAGAGTTTGCACGTGGCTGACGGACTTCGATCTCCCAGTCGCCATCAGCTTCGACGTCGAGCATGTACTCGCCAGATTCGACCAGAGCGGCTGTTTCGCCGTCATAGTCGCCGATCTGGTTGACAAACAGATCATCGTATTCGCTGTCATCGACAAGACTGACCTGGAAGTTCCGTTCGCCCTCGTGACTTGCCTCGACGACGGTGAGCCCGCCCTCGATCGAGACACCTTCCTCGACGGTCGCACCGCTCCCGCTGAAGGTCATCGTCTCGGGCTGGTCGGCCGGCTCGGATTCGGTAGTACCGCCATCGTCATCGGGATTGTCTGCCGGCTCGTCTTGCCCACCGCTATCGTCGGTGTTGCTTCCGTCGTCAGCTGCCCCATCAGTGGATCCCCCACCATCGCCGGGATCGCCTTCGTTGGAGTCGTCGCTTGGTTCGCCGCCAGATCCATCGGTATCGTCAGTGTCGCCATTCCCATTGCCCCCACTATCATCGGCGGCTGGATCCTCACCGTTCCCGTTAGCTTGCGGTTCGGCATCACCGGTATCAGGGTTCTCAGTCTCCGGGAGGACAGCACCGACCGCGCCGAGTGCAACGATGATGATCACGAAGACGACGATCGCCGCGCTCCAGCCACCGCCGCCGACACCGGGGATCGACCCGAGCGGTGAGTTCGCGACTGCGTCACCGAATCCGTTTCGGTTAGTCCCGATTGCGTACGCCAAATAGAATGGGAGTGCGATTATCACGAACGGGAGTAAGACGAAATAGAGAACGCCCACCAAGACGTTTCGTATCGTTGCACCAGGCTTCATCAGCGGAACGTGGTCTGTGACTGCCATACGCCGTATGTGTAACTGAGATTTAAAATAGTACTGCACTGTAGCCTTTGCCGACAGTCTGAAGGAATCCCGGCGGTTACGTCACGATCGGCGAGTCGACCTTTTGGAAATGATGCCCAATAGCCCTTTTACATGTGTCCTCGAATTACACTGTTATGATTTCGAGAACGGAAGTGTTCAAGGATTCGTGGCCCCCTGCCGAGCTCCCGAATCGGAACACGGAACTCGAGCAGCTATCCCGGCGGCTCGGTCCGGCGACCGTCGGGCAGGAGGCGAAGGATGTCCTGATCTACGGCTCGAGCGGGGTCGGGAAAACCGCGACGACCCGCCACTTTCTCGCGCGGAAACTGCCAGATCATGCCGACGTCGCCTGGGCGCAAGTCCGCTGCGGGGACAAGACCCGGAACATGCTCCTCAAGGAGGCCGCGGTCGAACACCCTCGAGATATCCACGTCCAACTCAACTGGAAGCCCAACCGCCTCAAGAGTGCACTTGAGCGGGCCGTCGGAGATCGGCCGTACGTCCTCGTCCTCGACGAAGCGGACTCGATCGCCGACCAGGAGATCCTCGCCGACCTGGACGAGATCAGTGGAGTGTCCGTCATCGTCATCGCCCACGACAAGACGGAGTGGCTTGGCCACCTGAACGACTCGGTCACTGGGAATTTCGATATCGAGGCCGCGATCGAGTTCCAGCCCTACGGTCCGCTTGAGCTCGTCGAGATCCTCGAGCCGCGGATCCGACTGGGCTTGAACTACGACGCGTTCTCCCACGATCAGCTCGAACGGATCGCGAAGGAAACCGACGGGGTTGCCCGCTACGGGATCAAGGCCGTCTGGGCCGCCGCGGAGATCGCCGAAGAGCGCGGCCACGACATGGTTCAAGACGACGATATCGACGCCTGCTTCGATCGCGCGAAAGCGAAGATGCGGGCGTCGAATCTAGATAGCCTCTCCTATTCCCATCGCGCGATCTACGAGCTGGTCCGCCGGCTCGGGCCGACGGTCTACAACTCCGAGTTGAAACAAGTGTACCGGGCCCACCGCGAGACGATCTACGCCGGCCGCCACCGCGATCCCGTCAACTGGCGGCAGGTACGCAACTATCTAGAGAAACTCGAGAAATACGACCTGATCGAGCGGCGAGGAGCAACCCAGAGTCGGCGGTGCGTCGTGATTGATCCCGACCTCGAGGCAGAGGTAGATCTCGACTTCGTGTTCCTGGCGGCGTAGTTAGTCAGCTGTCGCTGCTTTCGCCACTGCCTTCGGATTTCCCTCGAGATCGACTCCTTCTCGCTCTGCCTTTTCCTCCATCGCTTCCCGGATCCAGTCAGCCAAAGACATCCCCTGACCAGCCGCATGTGCACGGAGTTTGTTGTATTTCTCCTCCTCGACCCGTGCCGCGGCTTGCTTCTTATCGCTGCTCATACCGGAGGTGTACGAATGCATGATACATTAGTGTTATTGATATAGAGGTGCCTAGTGCCTTTGCATTAGAGTTATGTAGGTGTAGCGTTATAGAATCACTCGTGACGACAGAGACTGAATCGCCGGACGGCTCTAAGTGGACCACGATTACGGTCACGAAGGAGTTTCGAGATCGGCTCCGGTCCATGAAGCGAGGTCAAGAGTCGTATACAGAACTGCTCAAGCGGATGGCTGAGCAGTTCGATTCTGACGAGAACCAGCAGGCGGACGCATAGCTCGCCAACTAAACTGAAATGAGCCGGGTGTCACCAGCACCCGACTCGGCCAAAGGCACGGTACGCATGATCACAGACGCCAAATCCGAATATAGTTACGCGGCGGCTACAGCGGCCAGCGCGGCCGGTAGTAAGCGATTACCCGCGCGCTGCTATTTGGAAATGAGGCAGGATACTTTTAGTGCGTATCGGGTCCAACAGCAGAATCAGCCACTCGCGGCCACCGCCGAGGCGCGGTCCCAGGTACCAACTGATCGCGCCCCGGCTGTCCGCGGGTTACAGACGACAACCATCCGGGGCAGATTCCCGCCCCGGCACATCCGTAACCATGTACGCAGACGACAACCATACAGAAGACGATAACGGATCGAATAGTACCAACACCACCCTTCCCGGAGTCGTCCGCAGCTCCCTCGAGCGCCTCGCGGACGACGGTGAGATCGACGAGGCGGCCAAACTGGTCCAACGCCTCGAGATCGCCCAGCGCTTCGACGACGCTGAAGCCGCGGCCGACACGCTCGAGCCCCTCGAAGGCGGCCCGTTGGCCGGCGCACAGTGCTACCATATCGAGGGCGAGACCGACGACGAGTGGATCGAGAGCAACTACGTCGTCGGGGTCGGGTTCGACGGGGGTGATCGCGCATGACGGTCGCCATTCCCGACAAGGCCGACGACTGGCCTTTCGAGGCGAAGGCAGCGGCGATCTGCGAAGTGAACGACGCGGCCGACATCCGATCTGATATCGACAACATCGCAGGTATCAGCGACCCCAGTTGGGACCAGGAGAACAAGGATCGCGCCGGTCAGTTCACCAAACACGAGCTGACGATGCTTTCCACAATGATCGCAGGTACACTTGTTGTACTTGAGGAGCCCGCCGACGAACCGCTCGAGTCGACGTACCAAGGCCTCGACCTGCCGGGGATCAGTGTCGACGACACGCAGACCAGTTTCGACGATCGTCCTGTCCAGCGCGGCATGGCCGCCGATCGGTCCGAAACCGCCGAACAACGGCCCGAGGTCATGGTCGAAGACGGCGAGCCGGCCGGGATCACTACTGTCGAAGAGCGCGTCCCCGACTGGGTCGCCGACGTGACCGGCTCGGGCCTGCTGATCATCGAGTCCATCGCCGGTGATGGGCCACTCGACTTCCCCCTGGATCTGTTTTCCGCAGCCACCGGACATCAAATCAATCGGCTTTGGGTCGACATCGAACAGCTCCAGATGGAGTGGACGAACAGTGGCGATCTAACCGACGTCTGGATGCGCGGGGCCGACGCCGGTGATGGTGCGACAATCGAGTATCACGAGGCAGCCAGCACCAACCGACTGGGTCGCCGACGTGACCGGCTCGGGCCTGCTGATCATCGAGTCCATCGCCGGTGATGGGCCACTCGACTTCCCCCTGGATCTGTTTTCCGCAGCCACCGGACATCAAATCAATCGGCTTTGGGTCGACATCGAACAGCTCCAGATGGAGTGGACGAACAGTGGCGATCTAACCGACGTCTGGATGCGCGGGGCCGACGCCGGTGATGGTGCGACAATCGAGTATCACGAGGCAGCCAGCACCACCGATGCCGCGACGATCGGACTCGGATTCACACGCGGCTGGAACGGGACGATTATCAACGGCGTCGTTTACGAGGGTGGCTACGTTGCGCTCCATAACACTGACATTCCGTCTCGAGGCGTCCGGTTCATCGTCGACGAACTGCTGCCGTTCGCCGAAGTCATCGAAGATGACATGCAAGCGCTTCTTGGTGACGTGGGTAAAGAGGCGGCCGAGTGTGACGAGTGTGGGCGCGAACCAGAGCGCGATCTCGAGAAAATCGGTGACCGAGAGTTGTGCATCGTTTGTGCCGACAAAGCCGGCGAGGACAGCGGGGNGGAAGCATGACCGCCCGTTACGAAGTCGTNGGATCCCTCGATCGCGGCGTCGCCAACTCGATGGGCGACATCGGCGGCGACGCTATCCTCGTCGATAACGGCGACGACGAGATCCTGATCGCACGCCCCGAGACGGGTGATGGCGATGAGTAGAGAGTGCACGCAGTGTGGGCTGCCGACCGCCCCCGGCCGTCGCGTCTGTAAGGACTGTTCGCTCGAGGACCGCCACGGCGTTCCCTCGGATCACTTCGGCACCGACGACGGCGTCCACTGCTGGGTCCAAGATCTCGACGAGACCTGGCACGCCTCGATGCACTTCGAAGGAAGCGAGCACGTCAGCGCTTGTGGCGAGATCCTCGAGACGCCGGTGGCGGATGTCCGGGAGGA